TGTTGGTAACGTAGTTTTTGATTTTGTAGTTATATCAAATCTGGCCGCCGTTGGCGAAGCCAAATACTTTGCGACCAACAGTCTTGATAACGGCAACAATACCAACTGGCGTTTTCATGCGCCTACGGGTTCGCGTCAAGCACTTCTTGGGTGTGGTATTTAAATGAGCCTTTTGCTTTTGTTTGGTGGTGTTGGCGGCGTCACGGTAACGCCGCTTACGACCGACAACGAACTGTTCCTGCTCATGCCCGACGAGATCGCCACTGGTGTGCCCTCCCGCATTTGGGCGGAAATGTCCGACAACACTACAGCATCCACGCCCACATCCGACATTCAGTTGCGGGTTTTTTCGCTGGACTCGTCGGGGAACCGCTCCACGGCGGTTCCCCTCCGCAACATGGATGCTTTGGGTGAAGCCTACTATTACGATTGGACACCCGCGGCTAGCGGCATCTATGTCGTGACGGTTGCCGCCCATGATGGCGGCAAGCACCTGTTCAAGCAGAGCCATATTACCGTGCGTGCCCGCTTTGATCCGATTGCTTTGGCACTGCACGACACTCTTGTTTCCCGCTTTTAGGGGACAGTCTTTACCATATCATTAGAGGGAAATACCCTCACCTGATAGTTCCATCCCCAAGGAATACGGTCACCCACTCCAGAGGACAAATGGACGACTTGACGGTCGGCACTCTTGACGCCGACAATACGACTGAAAACACCGCTACTTCGATCGATGATCTTTTTGAAAATGATTTCATCGACACCGATCATAGCGACACGAATGATGTTGTTAATACGCCCGACGTAAGCGAAAGATTGATTCTCAGTGACGGCAGTGAAGTCACTTTGGACGAACTTGAGCGTGGATATTTGCGCCAGTCCGATTATACGCGGAAGACGCAAGACTTGTCTCGTCAGCGAGATGAGTTGGCTCAGGCCGAACAGTTGCTTCGCGCACTGGAGGCTGATCCCAAGTCTACGCTTGAAGCCTTGCAGCGCCATTTGGTTGGCGATGTCGGTGAAGACGACTACGAGGATCTTGATCCCGTTGAATTGGAACTTCGCGAACATAGGGCTTTTATTGAGCAGCAGCGTGCTGCAACCGTTCAGTATGAAGTTGAAAACGAACTTGCTGGTTTGGCTGAACAGTATGGTGATTTTGATTGGAATGCCGTACTAGAGTTTGCTGTTAACCGCGAGATTCCTGATCTTGAGGCTGCTTTGTTGTTGTATAACAAGCAGACTGAGCGGGAGTCTAATCGGCAGCAGGCTAATCAGCGAGCGCTACAGGCTAAGCGTGGCGCTCCCCCCGTGGCTCGTGGTTCACGAGCGCAGGGTACAGTTAGCGAGTCGGTTGAGATCAATAGCGTAATGGACGCGTGGCAGGCTGCAAAGCGAGAACTTGGCTTTGAGTGACGATTTATCGTCCATTATAGGGAGAAATTGATATGCCGAACGCTTCTTGGGATGCGTTGGTTTCGACTACGCTTAAGAATTACACTCCTCGCATTGAGGATAACCTTTTCAACAACGTTACGCTTCTTTACTGGTTGAAGGAAGCGGGCAACATTGAGAAGGTCAGTGGTGGTGAGCAGTTGGTGGAGCCGCTTTTGTACGGTGCTAACGGCACTGTTGGCTCGTACGCTGGTTACGACAACATTTTGACGACGCCGCAGGACGGCATTACGTCTGCTATCTACGACTGGAAGCAGTACGCTGTGAGCATTGCGATCAGCGGTCTTGAGGAGGCGAAGAACCGTGGCGAGTCTGCGGTTATGTCGCTTCTGAAGGCGAAGATTGATCAGGCTGAGATGTCGCTGATGGACGGTATGAACACTATGTTCTACGGTGACGGCACGGGTAACAGCGGTAAGAACTGGAACGGTCTTTCTAACCTGATCCAGATTTCTGGCACTGGTACTACTGCTGTTGGTACTGGTACCGTTGGTGGTATTAACTCCACCACGGACACGTGGTGGCGTAATCAGGTGAAGCAGTTGGACAGCGCGACTGTCGGCTTCAAGATTTCGGATTTGTCTAGCATTTACAATGCTTGCTCTAATGGCCGAATTCACCCTGATTTTATCCTTACCTCGCAGAAGATGTGGGAGCGCTACGAGTCGCTTCTCCAGCCGCAGTTGCGTTACCAGTCCACCAAGGCTGCTGACGCTGGCTTTGAGAACCTTCTCTACAAGTCGGCTCCGATCATGTGGGACTCGGCTGCTAGCACTGGTGTTCACGCCAAGCGCATGTATTTCTTGAACTCCAAGTTCCTTAAGTTGAAGGTCCACTCGGACGTTTGGTTGAAGAACACGCCGTTTGAGAAGCCGCACGGTCAGGACGCTCGTTACTCGCAGATTCTCTGCTACGGTAACGTTACGACCAACAACCGTCGTTACCTTGGTGTGCTTGAGCAGACTGCTACTGTTGATGCTGCGACTAGCGCTTCCCAGCCCGTCTAGTTAACTGACTATCGTTAGTGGGGGAGGGCAACCTCCCCCACGGCGGTAATTCTTAAGGAGAAATTTCATGGCTATTGCCGACACTACGAAGTCTCTTGTTCATATTCAGGAGAAGTTTATTAAGCGTGCGCAGTTTACGCTCAGTCTTACCGTTCCGACCATCGCGTCGGGCGCTGTGGGCGTTATTGCTCCTTTTAGCACGGGTACTGTGAACGGGACTGCATCTACGGCTCTTAGTAACTACGTCAAGCAGGGTGATATTCTGTTTGTTCAGCCGACTACTTCGACTGATGCCATCTCGGGGTTGATTCCGCTTGTGGGTCATGCACCTGCCGATGGCACGGCTACGTTTGCGTTTGTTGCTGGTGCTGCGGTTACTGGTGCAACGAAGACGTTTACGATTACCGTGTTTGCGTCGCCGTTCTAATGATGCGTCAACCCGTTGGTCAGCCAACTGGTTCTGCACCCGCTTACGAGCGTGGGGGTGCGGCTATTAGTGGCCGCACCCCCAATGCAGAAAAGCGTATTGCTGCTGGAGCCGAAGCAGGTTATGTAATTATTGAAGATCCTTGTGGTGCCATTAAGAAAGATGGCACGGTGTGCGTGGCTAGCAAGGTGAACAATCAGAATTATTGTATTGGGCACCTTCGGGGGGCCAAGGAAAAGGATTAGTAAATGGCTTCAATGGATGCTAATGCCATTCGTCAATTTGTTTGGAGCCATTTGGATGTTGATTCCGAGGAATTGCCTGCTGATCTTTTGAATGTTTTTATGCGGGATGCGGTTATCCGTATTATTTCGTTTTTTGACGAGAGTCCCGTTTGGTTGCAGGTGGAATATTCGTTTAGCACTGTGTCGGGGCAGCAGGTTTACGATCTTGATTCTACCATTGGTTTGATTAATCCTAAGCCTTTGCAGGCTTTGGACGAGGTTCGCGGTCCGTTGTATTCGTTGACCCCCCGTCCTCATCGGCAGATTCGTTCGGAGTATCGCGCCGATGCTCCGTCTAGTCGTCCTCAAAATTATTCGATTTGGGGACGCAAGTTGTATTTGTGGCCCAAGCCTGCTGATGCTGAAACTTATTCGGTTCTTGGAATTCGCCAGCCCGATTGGGATTGGATTACTTCTGGTACCGCAACTCCTGATGTGCCTGAGGAGTTTCATCCGTTGATTGCGCAGTGGACGTTGTCGCGCGCGTATGCTCAGCAAGATGATCCCGAAATGGCTAATTTTTATCGCAGTGAGTTTACAAGCGAGTTGTCTAATTTGGCTACGCGTTGGATTAATAATTTGACTGGTCAGCCATTGATTATGAATGGTGGTCGCATTAGTGAACCGTATCGGACGCAACGCACGCTGGGGCCGTTGACGTATCCGTGGGAGTAGCCGATGCCTAAGCGTATTTTGACTGCGGCTATGAATGATTTTCAGGGTGGTTTGAACCTGAACGCTGATCCATTTCAGTTGGGAAAAAATTCTACGTCTGATTGTTTGAACGTTGATTTTGATCCGTTGGGCGGGTTTGCTCAACGTGATGCTGTGGTCCGTATTAATACGACGGGACTGACTTCTAAACCTAAGTCAATGTGGGGTTATTATACGCCTGATGGCAGTACGCGCTATGCAATGGTTCAGCAAGGCAACAGTGTGGCCTATGGCACTGGTGGCAATTTTACTCAGGCGGGTACATCGGCACCATTTAACGTGACGACTACTGGCGTTATGCATGGTGCAACGTTTCGGAATCCGCAGGCATTGCTGTCTAGCGTGACGGCATCAAATGTCTATATTCAGCGCAATGCCGAACAGGCGGCTGTTCGTTGGGACGGCAGTACGTTTACTGCGTTGACCGATCCTGCGGCAAGTCCTGTTTCGTGGAGTCCCACTATCGGAACTCAAACGTATGGTCGTATGCCTAAGGCCAAGTTTGTGACGGCTCATCGCAATTATGTGTTTGTGGCTCACGTTACGGAGGACACAAAGGTTCACTCGTCGCGAATTCGTTGGTCGCATAATGGGCAGCCAGAAGATTGGCGAGTTCAGGACTATATTGATATTGAGCCTGCGGCTGGTGATGCAATTACTGGTATTGCGTCTTGGAATGATCGTTTGCTGATTTTTAAGAACAATGCCGTGTTTATGTTGTTGGGTTATGATCAGGATACGTTTGAGGTTGTAAACGTTTCTCGTACAATTGGTGCAATTTCGCAGGAGGCTATTGCCGTTTGCGAAAGTGGCGTGTTTTTCTTTTCGTGGCCTGAAGGTGTTTATTTTTATGATGGTCGCAGTTTGAAAGATATGTTTGAAGACCTTCGTCCGATGATTGAGGATGGGACTGTTGACCGCACGCAGCGTAATTTGATTTCGTTAATTTGGTTGAAGCAGCGTTTGTATTTGAATGTGCCCACGGATATTGCAAAGACTAATAATACTGAAACGTATGTGTTTGATCCTGCTTTGGCTGGCAGTGGCGGATGGACGCGTTACCAGTTTAACGGTTATGGTCTTGTCACGGGCATGGAGTGGACGCCGCCGACGTATGATTCCAAATGGTTGGCTGTTT